ATTTCGGTAAAACCATAACATGTAGAGTACCTGGTGATAAAGGTGATTTGGTTAAGAACCTTACGTTGAAAATAACTCTCAAAGACCCATTACCTGATGACCCTGGGGGGTTTGGAAACGTCAATATATGGTGTCCGTCTGTTATAACTCATCTAATCGAGCATGCAGACCTTCTTATAGGGGGACAACCTATTGAACGACTCACAGGAGAGTACATTTACATGCATCAACAACTGTACAATACAAGTGATGACATAGACCAGACAATATACTTTTTAACTGGGCATGGTAATATTTTGAGTTATGCTTCTGGTACAAATTATACATATTTCTTGGAATTACCATTCTATTTTTATAGAAATCCATCCCTAGCTATACCAACATGTGCCCTAACTAAACAAGTTGTAGAAGTTAGAATTAAACTCAGACCTTTAAAAGAACTCATATTTGGTGGATCTTTCCCGAGTGATGTTGCAGAGATTCCCAAGTTTTCGATGGATACAGAGTTTGTCTATGTATCCCCAGATGAAAGTAATTTCTTAAAGTCGAGACCTTTAGATTATCTCATTACACAGGTACAAATGTCTAAATTCAAGATGAAAGCTGGTGAGAATACAAAATCAGTCATGCTCAATTTCAAACATCCAGTCAAAGAACTTTTCTTCGTATCACAATCCGATAGAGCTGTTGCAAACAATTACCCAACTGAATTCAATACGATAATAAATGCTGAACTCCGTTTCAATAATGAAGTAGTGTTCAATAGAGATGGAAAGTTCCTTGCATACGAACAATCCCTAAACCACCATGTAAATTCACCCAATTCTAGTGAAATTATACCTGCTGCCCCATTTGGGAATCCTTTTAGATTTGGACCAGGTAAATTTGGTATGTACTCATTCTCGCTTAAACCTGAGGTGTATTATCCAACTGGACAGGTTAATATGAGTCGTATATCACACAAACTATTTAAGATAACAATTGAGGGTCTGCGTGATGTGCAAGGTGATGTCAAATATTTAGACGAGGATAATGAGACACGTGTGTATGCTGTTAATTATAACATATTGAGAATCAACAGTGGATTAGCTGGTTTAAAATTTTAGATTGATATAGTAGTAATGGCTGGTGAACTTCAGTTGATGTCTTCAGGGCCTCAAGATAAGTTCTTTACATTAGACCCAGACTATAGTCATTTTTTGGAAAGTTTTAAAAAACACACAAACTTTTCAAATGAATATGTGGATCTAGACCCGGAGAATGAAGCTGACTTTGGTAGTACTGTTAAGTTTAAAATTCCCCAAAATCAAGGCGATTTAGTGAAAACCCTGAGTTTAAAGGTCACTTTGCCTCATGTCACCACATCAGGGGTTTGTTATCAAGAATCGACTGGACATGCCCTCATAGAATATGTAGACCTAATCATAGGTGGTAAGATTATTCAACGTTTAACAAGTGATTGGCTTCAAATATATTCTGAGCATTTTGTTACCCAAACAAAACAAATAGCACTTGAAGAATTGATTGGTAAGTTTCCAGAGAGAACAGCACATGTACGTGTATCCGCGAGGGAGATTGTTGCCCGAAACGCTTTGGGAAATATAGAAGATATCAGTTTTTTTGTAGACTTACCATTTTACTTTTACAATCATCCAGAACTTGCAATACCTCTATGTGCTATAAACCGTCAGGAAGTTGAAGTTGAATTCAAATTACGAACTGCACAGGAGATTGTTATTCAAACTGATGGAAAAAAAGCTGATATTTCACAACAGAATCCACAACCTAAAATTAAGGATTTCCAACTCTGTGCAGATGTTGTACATGTAGATTGTGAAGAAAGGATTAAAATGCAAAAATCAAGGCGAGATTACCTAATAACACAAATTCAACAGAATGTTTTCGATATCGCTTCGGGTGTAAATACAGGACAGTTTAAACTAGATTTTGTAAACCCAGTGAAAGAACTATACTTTGTTATTCAGCGTCAGGGTAGTGTAGGAACAGACGAATTTGAGTTTGTTACACCATTTGATTATGATGGTATACTCGAAGTAACTGGGAATAAGTATGTACTTTGGGAAAATTTGGATCATCTTACACTTACTCTCGATGGTCAAGAAATCATTACCAAGGACACTGGTACTATGACTTTTCTCAAGGCTGTTCAGGCCGCTATACATCACTCAAAAACCCAACTCATTAGACGTTTCTATTCATACAGTTTCGCTTTACAACCAGAAGAATGGTATCCAACTGGGCAGGTAAATTTCAGTCTCGTGAAAGAACAAATTCTAAACCTAAGTCTAAACCCATGTACAGGTTATTCAAGACAAGTTCGAGCATACGCTGTAAACTATAACATCCTCCGTGTGGGTGAGGGAACTGCGAAAACTATTTTTGATCTCAAATACTAAAGATGAATATGCAAACTGGCTTCGGCGATGCTGGTGACAGAATGGCAGAGCAATACATTAATACCATGACGAACCTTCTCCTACCCGTTCTAGAGCAAAGTACTTTACTTGCAGCAGAATATTCCAAAGCCTGTGGAAGAGATACACTTCTCCCAGAAGATATGGAATATGCAATGAAATACTGTGCAATGTACACAGTTGGTCAGGCGACGGGTTCTATGTTTCCTGAAATTTACCAAGAAGATGACGACGAAGAAGAGGATTCTGACGAAGAAATGGAAGTTGTTTCTGACGATGAATGCCCACCATTTGAAAGATATTCAGGGAATGATATGACGTTACTCAAGATGAACGACGCCTATGATAGGTGGGACAGTTGGGAACCCCAGAATCCGACAGAACACATGTTAAAAAATGCTATTAATAGTAATGAGCATCTCGGAACCTGAAGGATGGAATTTTTCTGATAAGACTAAGTTACACACTTCAAACTTAGATTCAAGCTCTAGTGATGATTCATCAGATGATGAACAATTATTTTCAAAAACAAAATCATTAAAAGCAAAACGATTTAAAAAAATAGTAAAAAAAGAAGAAGTTACAAAAGAATAATTTTTTTCGTCATGTATAGTATAACAAACACTATGTCGGCCGCCGCTCTCCAGACCGTAAACCTTGTCACTCAAGAACTCCAGACCCAGACCCTCAACTCGATTGTCGGTGGCTTCTCTTTCGCCGCTGCCATGTCTTGGATGGACTTCGTCCGCTGGACCATCACCCAGATCGTAAAGGTCCCCAAGAACGGTGGTGCTCAGTACGCCATGACCGCAGTCCTTACTTCCCTCCTCTCTGTGGTTGTATTCTTAGTCATCTCCAGGATCACTGGTAAGGTTTCTAAGCCCGCGCAGCCCGTGTACGCGGTAACCCGCTAAGAGGTTTGCCTTTCATTAAAAACATCAGGAGTAGTCCAGCTAAAATAATTAGCGCTATATACAAATACTCCTTTCTCCACTTATAAGAATTCTTTACAACTTCAGGAATACTTATGATTGGCTCCTTCTTTTCGGTTTTTTTAGGTTCTTCTTCCGGTAATGAAACTTTAGGTAAATTCTCCAATTTGTCAGTAGAACCCGTAATTTCAAATTTAAGTAAGTGATCTTGATTTCTAAAATCATATGGGATTAATCGACCATGACTCATATAGAAAAACTCGATTTTAACATCCTTAATCATCTTTTGTGTTCCAGAATGAAAGTGATGCACTAATTTATCATCAGCACCATTAAAGTTTATAAAATCACTCCCGTTAAGAAGTATATGACCTGTGTAGAAGGGAGTAGATGTGTACACAGTCTGTGTAAACTCATCAGAACCTGTTGTTAATTTTAATACCAAAGAATTAGGCCCATTTAAATTAATCGCACCAGAACGAAGTATTTTACCTGTAGACGTAAAGTTTTTTGAACTAAAACCCATAATTTGATGTGGAGTTGTGAGTGGAGATGAATTACTCAAATATCCATTCGTACCATCATAAAATTGAAGTGTGAAATTATCACCACTCGCGTGTGTGTTAGAAAAGACTAACGAATCCGTCTCTTCATCGTAAATAACACTGTCTACGTGAGTATTAGAAGGGGCGAGTTCTATATCCAGGTCCTCAGCTAACACGTAACCATTTGAATAATTCGTCTCATTTAGTGTAATATTAACACCATCTACACTAAATGTCTTATTCGTGGCGGAGGTCATCAATTGTGGTGTAGGAATACGAGCAGAAACGAGTGTTATATTAGATATATCATAAATGGGGTTATCTAAGTTAACAGCGTAACTATTCGCATAGGGATAAATAATGGTATCTCTCTCGCTACTATCTATGTTAAGGGTGTGGACCTTCATTAAAATATAGGGACAATATTTTAATGATTGTTTTTGTCTAGTATAAACAATCTTTCTACTGATAGAGAGAATGAGAGAGGGGGTTGTTTTGAAGTTGCCTCTTTGCAATGTCAAGGTTTCGGGTATTGGGATTTTCAATACCCTTGTATGAGTTAAATTGATGAAATGGTTTCTGCTGGTAGTTTTGAGTCCAACCACCACTAGCTGGGTTGGTGCGACCATCGACGCGAGTCGTATCGGAACGAACCGCCGTAAGACGACCACCTTGCTTGAGGGCGCTCTCACGAACATTCATCCTACCAGCATTACCCATCCTGTTAGGCTTGCCTCTGCGATCTTCGGGGCGGAAGCCATACTTCATGAGTTCCTCATTGGTCTTTGCAGTTATCTGAGAAGCAACGCCTTGTGCATAGGCGCCGTGATGACTGTGGATACCTGGGGCTGGGCGATTATTATATATGTATTGCTCATCGGTGCGATCACTCTTAAATCTAGTGGGATCTTGAGACATCGTTTGAGCCGGAATGAAACGCTTAGCACCATTGAAACCTAAACCATCCGCACGATGACCAGTCTCTGATCGATTTGTGGTACGTTTAGTCTTTTCATGCTCATTACGGGGAACTACACCAGACATACCCTGAGCACGTCCCGCCATGGTAGGTCGCCTAGATGGGAGAAAGGAAGTAGTTTCGGCTTTATTGTGTGTAAGTTCACCAACCATGGCAGAACGACCACCAGTGACGTCAGCTGCAGGACCAGTACGCCCTGGGAGGGTGGTCAGTTTGTATTCACCAACATTAACAGGATTTACCCTAAAAGTTTGCTGGAAACCACCTACGGCAGGTACATTAGGGTCAACACCCAAACCTGGACCAACCAATTGCTGTTCTATAGGTGAAAGGTTGTTCATACGACCGGTATCATACATTCGGTTGCGCATGTTTAGAATTTCCTGACCACCGGTACGTTGCTGCATAGAAATGTCTCCGAAACTCTCCATCTCCCTCTTGTGTGGAATTTCGGCTGTAGGCTGGAAATTGTTAGATTCTATAACTTCTGGATTTTTCAGTGTTGGTTCAGTGACAGTAACTTTTGGTGGTTGGGACTTGGTACTCAAGTTCCTTCCCGCAAATACAAGACCGGCGACGGCCATGAGTGATATAGGATCAGCCATTCTTACTTCTTGTTAACATTTTTATTAAGATACCTCTGCTGAAACAGACCATTCTGGACTTCGGCTCTGGTACTCGCAGGCTCATATCGCATCGTACGAAGAGGTACCTTGCA